AACGTGCCCCCAACTTCTTTGATGTCGTTGCATGGGAAGGGGATGGAACAACAGATAAGGCTGTAAATCATAACTTAACAGTGCCGCCAGAAATGATTTGGTTTAAAAATAGGGATGACGGCACAGAAAGTTGGTATGTTCCATTTTACGGTGTTTCTGGGATCACAGATGGTAACGCAGGCCTGTTAAATGGTATAAACACAATAGGCGGAAGAAATATGTCTACCCAATCTCCAACAAGTGACACTGTTTACTTTGGTGGAACTTTTGGGATCGGCAATACGTCAGGTGACAGTTACATAGCGTATCTTTTTGCTTCACTTGATGGGGTTTCTAAAATTGGTACATACACAGGTAATGGTTCAAGCCAAACGATTGACTGTGGGTTTAGCAGTGGTGCTAGATTTATCCTAGTTAAAAGGGTCAACTTTTCAACAGGTGATTGGTATATCTGGGATACTGAACGTGGTATTGTCGCAGGTAATGATCCACACCTAAGCCTAAACTCAACGGCTGCTGAAGTTACAACGGATGACAGCATTGACCCTGTATCGTCAGGCTTTGCAGTTAATCAGGTATCAGCGACAAACATCAACGTATCAGGCTCAACCTACCTCTTCTACGCAATCGCATAATCAAGCTCATATGAAAGGATCAATCTAATGAGTGAATACAGAAACAGAACAACAGGTGTCGTAAAGACCCAAGGCCAGTGGCGCAATGAGTTCGCCAACATGTCCCTACCTCGTGTATGGAAAGCAGCAACCCTAGACGCACTAGACCTAGACCCAGTGCTAAAGTCACCTGCGGCTACCACCACAGCATATCAAACGTCTGTGCGTGATGGTGTTGTCCAAGATGCTAACGGTAACTGGGTGGAGAACTACGTTGCCCGCGACATGTTCCAAGACACCACAGAGGATGGGGTTACTACAACCAAGGCAGAGCATGAGGCGGCTTATCAGGCTGGCTTGGATGCCAAGGTCGCTGAAGGTCACCGCACCACACGCAATAAGCTATTAACTGACAGCGATTGGACGCAGATGAATGACAGTCCTCTTAGCAATGAGGACAAGACAGCATGGGCAACCTATCGCCAAGAGCTACGCGATCTTTCAGACCTAGATGCGTGGCCTAACTTAGATGATGATGATTGGCCTGTAGCGCCGTAAGAGGAAGAAGATGGACAAACGTACTGTTGCATCCGCGCATGAGCGCATTGACGGATTGGAGAAGGAAGTGATTGAGGTTAAGACCGAAGTCAGAATACAGTTCAAGGAAGTCTTTACGCGGATCAAACGGATTGAAAGCCTGTTAATCGGTGCAGCGGGTACAATCATTGCGATGCTCGTTGCGGTCTTAATGAAAATGGGCTGATGCTCTTTGTTTTGACCTACATACTTTATGTGTGGGTCAACACTCCAAGCGGTGCAATGCCGATGGCACTATGCGTTTATAAAGCCCCAGAAATAGAGTATACTTATCTTGTATTGCAGCCTGTATGGATGGGCTGCGCAGAGTATGGGAATTTGTAATGGCTATTCTGGAAAGCATTGCGGCAGCTAACGCGGCCTACAGTGTGATAAAAACTGCGCTGGGCAACGGCAAGGAAACTGCGGGGCTGATCGGCGCAGTCGGCAAATTCCTATCAGCAGAAGAAGATGTAAAAGAAGCTGTCCAACGCAAAAAGAACAGCCCACTGACAGCCATAACAGGTGGCTCCGAGGGCGATTGGGAAGAGTTCCAACATTTGGAAAACCTACGCGCTAAGCGTGCCGAACTGGAAAGTTATTGCCGACTGTACGCCCCCCCAGGCACTTGGGATCGCTGGCAGCAGTGGCAGATGGAAGCTCGTAAGCAGCGGCAGGCAGCCAAGAAGGCAGCACAAGCAGCACATGAAAAGAAGATGGAGCAGATCCAGATTGCGGCAGGCATACTGTTGGCAATCACCGGGGTTATTGTGGCAATCTATTACTTAGGTGTCTACATGGGAAAGTGGTAAAGTATACAGTTTTGGACAAAGACGGAAAAGTGGTTATAATCACCAGCAATAAACGAATAGCGGAGCGTTACTATGGCAAGAACATTCATTGACGATTGGAAGATTATTCCCCGGCTGATGATGCTGGCGGTTACGATCCTGACGTACCAATCCGTACACTGGTATATGTCACTGCCCGATCCGACAAACGGTCAGGCTGGTTTGGTTTCAGTTTGCATGGGCGCACTCACAGGCTGCTTCGGCATCTGGATGAATGGGGAGCAAAAGAAATGATTGGTCAAATACTAGGCAGCGTTGGCAGCCTTGCAACTGCTTACATAGAAAGCAAGACAGCGGTCAAGCTGACCGAAGCTGAGATCAAAAAGAAGCAACTGACAGGCGAGATTGATTGGGATCTTGAGGCAATACGCGCTACGCAGAATAGTTGGCGCGACGAGTGGATCACGCTACTGTTTTCGATACCAATGATTTTGGCCTTCTGTGGTGATTGGGGTAGGCAGGTCGTAGACGATGGCTTTGCTGCACTCTCCAACATGCCCGATTGGTATCAGGTTTCGTTGGGAGCCGTGGTAGCATCATCGCTAGGAATAAGGGCTGTATCTAAATTCTTTGGAGTGAAAAAATGAGCGAAGCAATGAAATGCTTGCAGGCAAAATGCGGTGCCACACCTGACGGTGCATTCGGCCCCAACACTGCCAGAGCAATCGCAAAGCACTACGAGCTAACACCGCTGCGGGCAGCCCACATTCTCGGGCAGTCGTCGCACGAAAGCGCGGGGTTTCGGCGCACCAAAGAAAGCCTGTACTATAGCACGCCAGAGCGCATACAGGAGGTTTGGCCTTCGCGCTTCCCGACAGTTGAGGACGCTGTGCCATACGCTAAGAACCCGACAGGTCTGGCAGGCAAGGTATATGCCGGGCGCATGGGCAATGAGACAGAGGAAGAAGCGGCAAAGTTTTTGGGCAGAGGATTTTTACAGCTCACTGGGCATGACAACTATAAAGCATTTGCCAAAGACATGCGGCTGATTGAGGTGCTACAAGATCCTTCTCTTGTTGAGAATGAGTATGCATTTGAAACAGCAATGTGGTACTTTGATAAAAACAAGCTGTGGGACATTGCCGATAAGGGCATTGATGTCGGTACAATTGAGAAGATAACTCGCCGCATTAATGGTGGCACACATGGTCTGTATGATCGGATCGAACAAACGCAAAAGATACATGGGTGGCTAAATGGCTGAAGGATTATATGCAAACATCCACGCAAAGCGTAAGCGCATTGCTGCTGGATCTGGTGAGAAGATGCGCAAGCCCGGCGAGGCTGGCGCACCTACTGCTGCAAACTTCAAGGCTGCTGCCAAGACAGCAAAAAAGCCGAAGAAGAAATCAATGATGAACAGGGCGTGACATGAGTAGACCCCCAGAAAGAACAGGCAACAGCGGCAGGCGGGCAGCCTTTCTGCAACGCATGGGCAAGATGCCAGGGCCGACAAAGAACAAGGACGGCACAGACACGCCGCTGCTGAAGTCGTTGAAAGCTTGGGGTGCATCGTCCAAAGAAGAAGCTGTGCGCAAAGGTAAGCGCATATCCATGATGAACAAGAAGAAGACAGCCTGATGGGATACTTTCACGAAGATGTAGACAGCCCGCATGCGCTGTTAGAGATTGCATCAGAGCGCATGCCAGAGGTTGTGCCTGTTAATATCTTTGGGTTTAGTCGAACTGTTGGCACAGCTTTTCAAACCATTTGGAATGATGGGGGGCAGTACGTTCACCCTAGTGCAGCCGTTCAAATGAGCTGCGTGTCAACTAGCGCATCCGACACAATGACAATTGTTATTTCTGGTCTTGATGCAGACTATGAAACAATTGCAGAGATTGTGCAGATAAATGGAACAACGCCAGTTACAACCACAAACTCTTTCTATCGGATTAATAGCGCGACAATTCTATCTGGATCAAATGTTGGTGACATCACAGTTAGCGAAGGTGGCACGGAATACGCACACATTGAAGCGACTTTGGGAACAACGCAAGCTTGCGTCTACACTGTCCCAGCCAATCATTCTTTATACATCTTTCGCATATCCCTTACGTCTGGAACGGTAAACTCTAACAAGTATATCACTTATAGAAACCGAATAGACAGCAGTAGCGGGCGCATACTGCGCGTGGCAGAGGCGACATTCCAGCTAAACATGCAGACGTTTGATCGCCAGATACCGTTTCGTATTGCGCCAAAATCAGACTTTCAGTTTGAGGCAAAGTCATCTTCTGGTACAAATGAATTATCAATCTTTGTTGAAGCACTATTAATGAGGGACAAATATGCCTAAGAAAAAAGGTAAGAAGAAATCAATGATGGGTGGAGGCTACGGAAAGTAATGCCTGGCACAATGAAAGAAAAGCGTAAGTCGCTGATGAACCAGTACAACGCGCTAGAGATGGAATACAAAAAGCTGATGGACAACATCCCAAAGGGCGGGCTGTCCAAGAAGGATGACGACAGACGGCGTGAGCTGCAACTGATGCTGCGTCAGCTCGGATCTGACTTGGGTCAGATGGAACCAACAGACAAGCAGTTCCCCTAGTCAATATCCATAGCGTCAGATCCGCGTTGGATGATGTCGTTGTGCATATTGAAGCAAGCTTTCTGTAACGCAATGTAAGCCCGCACTAGGGCTTCTTGCTCTTTGTCGCCACGCATCCAACGATCCTGCGGCAAGCCGCGCTCGGCACGTTCAACGATCTTGTTGGCGATTACAAAATACTCTGGTAGATCACTCATCTTTTTCTCCCTCTCTTTCAGTCCAATGATAGATGCGATGGCAGTTGGCGCAAAGCGGAATGCATTTGTCGGCCTCTTCATATGCTTTCTTGAAGCTCCCCCGCTGTATTAACTTGCTAACCTTTGTATCCCCAGACGTTTCGGGGTGATGGAAGTCTATAATAGCAGGGTGTTTTGCTCCACAAAAAAAGCAGGACAAGCCTGCTTTGTATTCGCCAAACTTTTGCCTCTCTCGTTTCTTTCGCAGGCTTGTCCGCGCAATTGTCTTCTCACGGTTCCGCTTGTACCACGCCGCGCCATACTTTTTATTATGCTCTGCTCGTTTCCCCTTGTCCTTGTATGGCAAGGGCGGCTCCTCTTGTGTTGGCTGCACAAGCAGATCATACCACAAAAATCACTTGTTAGGGCGTAGCTTAGGCCGCATAGACTGCGACAATTTGTCAGTCTTTATGCACCACATATTAACGTCACCATCAGCAAACATGTACTCTGCCATGTCCTCATTGTCGCGGATCATAATCTGACATGCCTCATATGAGGGTAGCAGTATATACGACTGTATATCCATGTCGCGCACTGCGTATTCAATATAGAATGCTGTAAAAAATTCCATTTATTTTAATTCCTTTATTTTTTGTAGAATATTGCTAAGCATATGTTTTTCATCAGCATCTTTTACGCTGAGTATTTCATCACCTTCAGTGAAGAAAATTTCAAACCATGCAGTATAAATTTTCTGGGAAA